CCGTATACTGTGTCCAAGTGTGTGCCCATCAGGGGATACCAGCAAGCTGGCAGTTGTTCGACTGCACACCAACCGCAAATACACACTGGGTTGCGGGACCACCAGTGCGGACTAGCTTTTCAGAATTCTCAACAAGCGCACGGTTGTCAAGCCGCGTTACAGCTGCGTTGTTGAGCCCCGCCCAGCGGGGCACCGCCATCTGGGGCGGGGGAGGTGTCGATGGCCTAGTCATACCCTCGGAATCTTCCACGACGCTTCGCCCACCAGTTTGTCAACGCTGGCCAGGCCGTTCTGGCGGCTTACTCGAAAGAGTGCCGTGGTACCATCCGATGTCAAGGCCCCTGGTCCGACGACCCAGGCAGCACGTCATGCCCACAGTGTTTGATTCCCACCCATGCAAGATGATTAGCCCGCCAATGCGAGCAATGCAGTGCCAGCTTCCAAGCGCCCCAGCGCCCGAGCGCCACCGATTGCACCGGATGTCATGCGTGCAACCTGCCCAATCGCGTACGATGCTCTGTACCCCATCCTCGTGGCTGCTGCGGCGGCATTACCAAGGTTATGCCACCACACACCAAAAGAGTCAAGTGCAGTTACAATGCGCTCCCCGACTCCAACTGGCGTAGCGCGGGTAACCCGCGCGGCCGGTTGACCAAGTGTGAACTTGGGCTGATACTCCACCACGGTAGTGAACCTAACGACAAAGTCGGTGGGGTTCACGCCAATGGCAACGACCAGCAGGGCGTTGTCAGACACACCGTTGGTTTCACTGCCGCCATTGTTGGCAGTGAAATTCCTAAGAGATGGGCTCCACTTCAATTCCACCTTGTGAGATGGGACTGGCACCACTGCCTGGCAATAGGTTAGCAGTGTGGCAAGATCCGTAGTGCCGCTTGCCACATCCGCCATCACCTGGTTGTTCGCCTGGCATACACCAATGTACCCCTTGCGATGGACCAAGGTGCCAGTGTACAGCACCTCCATGCAAGCCGCCAAGGTGGCAGCTGCGTCAGCGTTGCTCTCAATGAAAGCTTCGCCAGGTCCGGAGGCGGTGACATTGGTTGGTGTGCCGGTGCCAATTGCCAGCTTCTGAGTTATGGCAGTGGTTGATTGAGAGCAAGGATTCCAAACATACGCAAAGGCTGTCTCAGTGGTTGCCACTGGTGTGACAAATTTGGTGAACCGTTGCACAATACCGGTGCTGGTCATGGCATAACCGTTAACCATCTCGGCCTCGCACGGGTTCACGATGAGGTTGAGCAACTTCTGCTCATCGCTCGCACCGACAACGCGCTTGCGCACTTGCCGGCGTGACGACCTCCCAACCTTGCGCATCGCTCTCGTCTTCGCCATGCTGGTCTTGTATGTCAAGTTTTCGTCGTGCTGATCGTGTAAAATTCTCCGTAGTGGTGCAAATCTGTGTTCGTAATTGTTTTTGCTTGGCGAAGGATGTAGGAGAGGTCCATGCTAGCGAAGCGCTCTTCAAGCGCGCGCTGCTCACCGGGGCTGATGCCCCAGCTCTCCCAGAAGGCGAACCTGGTGCGCTCATCTGGGACCACGAACCCCCCCTTGCCCAGCGTCGCGTCCCGTAACCAGGAATCGCGAAAGCTGAGCCGCTCGAGCGTGCGCTGGCTGATTGACGTTGTGCGGGCTAGCATATCGTAATACGCACCCAGCACAGGCATGTTTCCATAGAGGGATAATCCACCAAGACCAGTGGCGGCGAGGACCTCGGCATGTGTTATGCTTTGGTCCACGATCCACGCGTGGTCCTGTGTGATGGCCTTCACCGGATTGCGCACCATCGTGGGGGGTTCTGCTGCCACGTAGCGGCACTGGCAGAACTCCACCTCCGAGATGCTAAACACCGGTGTCTCCAGGGTAAGTCTAAACCCCTTCTGCTCCATCCACTGCTCGATGCCCTCCATGTACTCCTCCAGGTCAGTGCGCTCCATGAAAGCGACTGAATCATCTCCATCGACTATTGCTCTAATGGTGATGCCACGCTCGTAAGCGTAGGCGAACACTAGCGCGGTGGAGATGATGCAGTTGCCCATGGCGGTGTTCATGTCGCCAGACATGCGCCCACCGTCAACGTCGTACTTGACCTTGCCGTCCTTCACATTTGCGAAGCACTTCGTATCTAACTGCCAGCTCAACAGCTTTTGCAGCTCTGGGTCATTGCAGAAAGCCGCATTATAAAATGCGTGCTCGTACTGCAGTGCCTGGCGCGAAATGTGCTGGTCGAACTTGCTGAAATCCTGGCCAACGGCCACCGGATCGACGAATGCCTCCCAATGTTGCTTCACCACCGCTGCACGCTGCTCGGGCGTTTGGCACTTCATAATTGTCGGTGCACCACACGCCGCATCCATCGCCTCGTACATCATCCGCTCAAGGGGCAGGAGATAACGCCCCACGCAGATGTTGTACTCTGGGCTGCGGGCACTGATCAGCCGCCCGGCCTTCTCCTCAGCCCACTTCTCAGCTTTTAAGAACACGCTTGGGTATGAGTCCGATCGCCGCACCCCCCGGGCTCGCACCCTAGTGGCTGCGCCCTCGTACCGCGCGCGCTTGAGACCCCGATAATGGTCAACGAACTGGTCGATGCTAATCGGGAGTGTCAGCGCGGGTAGACGGCGCACCACCCTGTTGCGAAACCTGAGGAGCGAGTTGGTGGTAAAGGCCCCGGCGGTTGGGAGTAGGGTAGGTTCCCACACGCCGTTAGCCACTCTCCCCTTGACGCGCTCATAAACTGAGTGCACCACGTTCCCCACATTGTTGTCATGAGTCCAGAGGGGGAGGCGCGAGGGTAATGCTGTTAGCGTCACCAGCACCTTCCGCGCGCCTCTGTAGTACCCAGCAAGAGAGACACTCACACGCTCCATGGTAGCGAGGCGTTGTTGTATGTCGCCGCCGCTGCTACGAGCGTATGCTCTCACTAGGCCCCCCTATGTCGCCTGGACAGGCTCTCCGAGCCCTGCGGTGGTGAGAATCATCTGCCGCACCATGTGCAGCATCCTCCCGCCAATTGTGCGGATCCGTGCATCCTCCCGTAGCACGTCCGCCTCCACCTCAGCCCTGCTCTTGTTTAAGGCCAAGGAAACCACCTTCGGCACAACACTCTCAATGTGTGTGTACCGCATGTTGCGCTGCCGCATCTTCCCGGAGAGCCACTTACTCATGGCCCCTCGGTCGGAAGGTCGGTCCGCCCTTAGTGGAAACTCCACCCGGACAGCGGCCACCCAGTGTCGAACAAATGCGCTTGCGCGCCTGTGTCGCTGGGCGTCCCGTGGCGTGCGCATTGCTGCAGCAGCCGCTCCGACTGTGTGTGCCACGTCACCCTGTGGCCCCTCATCCTGCAGCGCAACCATCTCCGCCTCCAGAGTGTCATCTGGTTGTTCCAACCGCGCCGCTAACAACCGAGCGGCTGCAGTAGGCCTGACCTCCGGGGTGGACCACCACATCCGGGCGTACCAAACCAAAGCCAGCAGGCTGGCGATGGCTCCAAGCGCGGACAACACCCTCGCCCCCCACAGCAGCGCCATGCACAATGTGCGCGTGGCACTGCCGAGGGAGGTGGAGTCAAGGGTGTCGATCACATTCCGATGCTTAACGATTGCTCGGAAAAAACCAATCAGGGGGCGGACCGTGGCCAACGGACCCACCAGAGTGGTTATGCACCATATGAGTACCTGGGAGGCAAGGTAGCTCAATAACGCGGTGATCATGATGTTGTGGTTGTATTTGTCATGTTTTTTGGGGTGGATGACGTTTCGGCTGACACCTAGCCGCGGTGTTCCCATACCGGATACGACTGCC